ACTTTCGCCAGCCGCAGTTCGATTTTCCGGGTCCCGGACTCCCACTTCTTATAGCTGTCAGCCGATATGTCGCGCTCAAGTGTCGCGCTCAGCAGATCGGCCATGTCGGACTGGGTATAGTTAAGCAGCTTTCGGGCTGCTCTCAGTTCCTTAGTCCGGGCTTGCATTTTCAGACTTACCACTGCTCTCTCCTTTAATCCAGTTATTGATCCTATCCGCCCACTCCTCGAACTGGTCCAGCTTGATCGACTTGGCGTTGATCATGTTAACCGCCTCTTTAGCGGCCACTTGGCGCTCGATCGAGGCCGTCTTAGCTGGATCCGCTTTCATACCACCTTTATAAGACTTGCCGGACTTTTGATTAAAATTGCCCTGCTCGTCCGCCACGTCGACGATCACCAGATTAGTGTACTGGCCCTGGATCTTGACCTGGTATTTGACCTTGCGCTTAGTGCCGGCCGGTTCGAAGATCTTGGCGATCGTATCGGAAAAAGTCGTGTAGACTTTCTGGTCCGCCGCCCCGATATTATAGATCTTGCCCTCGCCCGAGCCGTCCTTGCGCTGATAAGTCTTGACGTCGATCGCTACCGACTCCAGTTCCGTTTCTAAGATTTCGTCTGACATAAATCGTCCTCCTTAAAAGGGTATGTTGTCTAAATTGATCGGATCGCTTGATTTACCCGCCGTCGTCACGATCCCGAACACGCCGGCTGCCGGTCCGCGGCCCTTGTCTATCCAAAGTTCCCGATATAAAAAGTAGAACTTGATAAGCAGAAGGGCCGCTACCGGATCGTTGGCCTTGATAAGGTTGTACCACCCGCCGGCGCCGCCCAAGATCTCGTAAGCGTCGTGCAGCGCTTCGAAAGCGTCGGCGATCCTATCAACGATCATATCGTTGACGTCGTCACCGTCGAACGGATAGCTGTCGGCGTGGTCCTTATCGTCAGCCATTAAAACACCTTGACCTTATGAACCGATTTAAAGTTGGCTTTGACAGCTGACTCGTCGAAGACTGTATAGACGCCGTCGTTCCAGAGTATCCAGTCTCTCGGGTAGACCACCCGGCGGTTGGCGACCGTCAGCGTTTCCGGCAAGAGCAGGGCATAAGCCTCGCCATGACGGATCAGATAGGGCATACATTCCAGCCAGTGGCTGATCTCGTCCATGGACTCTAAGCTCTGGCACCACTGGAAAGCCCCAAAGGACTCGCCGCTATTCCGGTTGATCAGTAGATCCCGGTCCTGGTTTCTGATTTTCATTCCGCAGTAACTCCTTTCCGTAATCGAGCAGCGCGATTTTTTCCATTACAGCCGTGACCATTTTCTGCCGGCGGACCCACGGTTTGATCCAGCGCCGGGCTTTAAGTTCGGCCAGGATCAGATCCGCGATTATATAGTACAGATAATCCTCGACCGGCACGTCAAAGAACTCGGCCGCCTCATGCAGCCGTTTAAGCTGTGCGTCCGGCATTTTTGGTTTGTAGTCCCAAAGGTCGCTCGGATCGCCAGGCGTTTTACCTCGCACTTTACCCCCCATGTAAACCTCCTATTTACCTCTGTATTGTACCAAAACAGGGGACACAAAACAAGACAGACTTAAACAAAAGTTGTCCCCACTTTACACAGCTTTATCCACTGTTCGCATTTTGTTCGTCTTGACGCGATTAGTAAGCAAGGGCGTATAATCAGCCGTTAGCGGGAGTCCTAACGAACGCTGCGCGCACCAATTTAAAAAGCCCCTTGCGAGGAGGGGCCTTGAGATCTTTGTCTTATAAAGGTTTGGAGGTCCTAACAAGCCTAGGGTACTACATCTAGCGGAGGGTTGTCAAATGCAAGCACTAGGCGAACTTATCCACAAAAAGAAAAAGTACCAAAAAGAAAAAATAACTGGGTTAAATAAATTATCTAAACCAGTTAGCTTACCACGGACGTTGGTCGTAGAGTTCGGCGACCTGATTAACCCGAGGTTCCAGGACTGGTATGCTAAACAGGCCAGGCTGCTCGGGCTAGACCGGTTCCGGATCCTAGCGGCGATCGCCCGGCAGGAGGGAAAGGATCCAGCCAAGTATTTCAGCTGGCTTATCAAGAACCATGATCGAGCGTTTATGCAAGCGCTGCCACAAACCGGTCCGGCCAGGATCCAGGCATAAGAACTTCTGCCAATGTCAGCGCATAGAACCCACGGAAAAACTAAGAAAGCCTACCGGTCCTGGATCGACGCGGCGCCGGCGGCATTCAGACACAGCAAGGACCAGCGGGCAATCGTCAATATCTATCGCTGCCAACGCTGCGGGTGGTACCACATAGGCCGGCAGAAACAGGCAACTATATGACAGCAATCACACGAACAAAACCCGAACACTCGCACCTCACGCGCCCGCGCGTATATAGTATTTATTATTACTGGATTATTACACTAAGCCTTACACTACATCAGACAATAACTAATACCACAAGACTATCCTCTAAGTTTAACAATGCCCCTATCTTTCTTTTTTCTTGTTCTCTACCCACGACTTGGTGCTTCCGTAAATTGCTAGTATTATGGCCTTTATGGACGCTAATCACTGGACCTGTCCGTGCGGTTATCAGTTCACTATCAGCCGGAACGTCCTTAAGCGGTCCTTGGATTGCCAGCAGTGCGGCCGGGTCTGGACTTATACCCGCCATAAGGGCAAGCGTAACGCCTTTAAGGTCGGCTTGCTTGGCTACTGGAACTCCCCTGTTAATCGGGAGTACGCCACCAGAAAGGAGGCCCTAGTCCATGCCGGCGAAATCAAGCGACGACGCCAAGCCGAGAAAGACTGGCACGAGCGACCACACGAGGGTTAGCGAGAACATCTATATCCCGAAAGACCCGACGCGCTATAAGCTGCGGAAGCTGCAGATCCTAGAGCGCAAGATCTCCCAGAAGCCTAGCAACTTTTCGGTCAAAGATTATATACTGCTGCTAGACACCATAGAGGAAGTTTTAAAGAGGCTGGATAGTGCTAAATCAAAAAACATGGAGGGCCAAATACACCCGAGGGGACAGGCGCCGGTTAGCGAGGCTCAGCCCGCTGGCCTGGATCCTGGAGTACTCCCCGAAGATCTTATTGCCGGGTAAGGGTTATGTCACCTACGAACCATTCTGGGCGCAGCAGCAACTTCTCCGGGCTTTCGACCGTGATCGATTACTCAACAAGAGCCGCCAGCTTGGGTTCACTACGACTTTCGCTGCGGAAGCGGCTTGGGCGTTTTGTCATACTCCCGGGGCAGAGATTGTGGTCCTATCCAAGTCCGAAAAAGAGGCTAAGAAGTTTCACGATAAGTTTTACACTGTCCTGCGCTCTGTTGAAGATCCAGACAAGCCGCGGATCGACGTGGAAAATACTCTTTATACCGCCTCAAGTCAGACCGGTAGCACGGTCCAGACGCTCACATCAAGCCCGGAGAGTGGTCGTAGTTTTAGCGCCACCCGCCTATATTTTGACGAAATGGCGCATACTCGTTATGCCGACGATATTTATCAGGCGGCCAGCCCGACCATGGCGGTCACCGACGGCCGGCTTACCGGCTTCTCCACCCCCAAAGGCCGGTCCAACCTATTCGCCCGCATGGTCGACACCCCGGAGGACTTTGGCCTTAGCTACTTCCAGTACGAATGGTATTTCTCGCCCTTTTTCAACCCCTACTACAAGCAGTTCATGGAGGCGTATCTGGCGAAAGATCAAGAGCAAGTGGCCCACTGGCTCGCCGCCGCTAAGACCGGCGACTGGTACAAGAGCCAGCTTAAGAAAATGGGTTCGCTGCTGCGCTTTCAGCAGGAGTATGAGTGCAAGCTGGACGCGGACGAAGCGGCTGTTTTCACCGACCGACAGCTTAGCAAGGTATTTGTCCGCAATTACCTCCCGCCGGCCGACGACGGCTTCGGTGTGGCCGACCTTTTTTTCCGCAAGGCTTGCGAAGCCGGCCATAACTACGTTGCGTTTGCGGATCTTGGCCGGAAAAGGGACCCGACCGTTATTATTACCGTTGATCTTGACTCCGACCCGGTCCCAGAAGTGGTCGAATATCGCCGCATACCGCCTGGATCAAGTGACTGGACCCTCATTATCGGCTCAATTCGCGAGTCGCAGAGCTTCTTTTCTTCTGACTTTAGCCATGACGCGACAGGCCTTGGCGACCCCATTTCCGAGGCATTATCGGACGTTTCCGAGCCGGTAATTATCTCCAACTCGGTCAACTCGGCCCAGAAATATAACATGATAACCAACCTCCAGTCGGCTATGGACCATGCCGCCTTTAGGGCGCCGCGGATCCCGCAGCTGCTCGACGAAATCAAGAAGTACACCTGGAACGACAAGTACCTGGTCCAGGACTCCGTGATTGCGCTTGCCGGCACCGCGCTTAAGTTTTATGATACAAGCAGCACGTTCGTCGGTGTCGACACCGAGTTCAGCTTTATAGGAGATGAATAAAATGCAAAACTACGCTTTCGAAACCCTTGACGCGGAGTTTACGAAAGTCCTCAATTCCCTGGCCGATCACCACGATAAAATGCGGTCTATGGTCAATTATTACCAGTCCTCGGCTTTCTATGCCAGAAAAGCCGGCGATCCCAAGCCCAACTCGCAGTTGGGCGTCAACCTGATAAAAGCGTTCGCCGATAAGAATATCAACTACACCTGCAAGTTCCCGACCATGAAAGTGCCGCACAAAGGCACCGATCCCCAGGTCCGCGAACAGTGCAGCATGATCGAGAAAGTCTTATACGCTACTCACGAGAACAACAACACCGAGCAAAAACAGAACGAGTGGGCGTTCGACGGCACCGTCAAGTCCGAAGCCGTGGCCGTCACCACCTTTGACCTCAAGACCCGCGAGGTTAAGATCCGCCGCTACGACCCGCAGTATTGTTATTTCCTCTACGCTAATCAGAACGACCGGACCTTGCAAGCCTTTTTCGTGGCTATCCCCATGACGGCCGACCAGATCGAGGCCCAGTTCGGCGTCCGGCCGACCGCTTCGGGTATCACGGCGACTTTATCGACTCTCGACGGCAACGCCGTGCCAGTCGACGGTATCGACCGCTTTTTCGTCGTCTACCGCTGGGACAAGGAGGTCTTCTGCGCCTGGGCCGGCAACAAGTGGATCCAGGACCCTTATAAGCACGGCTACGGCTTTATCCCGGTCGACTCCTGCCAGCCTTTCCCGGCTGAGGACCTGACCCAGCGCGGCGGCTACTTCATGGATCCGCTGCTGCCGCTGCAAGCCGAATATAACGACATTTTCCGCCGCCGCAGCGCGTTCGTTAAGAAGTCCGGCAAGCCGACTCTCTGGGGCCGCGGGATCATGGCGAACCAGTGGGATGAAGTCAAGAAAGCCGCCAAAGGCGAGGGCGGCGCGATCGGCTTAAAAGCCCAGGGCGAACTCGGCTTCTTGACGCCGCCGGCCACCGAACTGTTCGACAGCCACTTGGACCGCCTATTCGAGCAGATGAAAAATATCGCCGGCTTCCCCAGCGCCACGTTCGGCGAAATGGTCGGGGCTAACACCTCCGGCAACGCCTTGTCCATGTATTTCCAGCCAACTTCCCAGTCGATCGACCGCCAGTGGATCGTCTGGAAAGCCTTTTACCAGGGCATTAACGAGAAGATCCTGCGGCTTTATGAAACTTTCCTTAGAGCCGACGAGCAAAAGGAACTCTACGGCCACTTGCCCAAAGGCAGCTTCGAATACCTCCAGCAGACCGACGAGAACGGTCAGACCTATATGTCCCGGCAGTTTAGGTCCGGTGGTTACTCCGTCACTTTCGGCCGCGACACGATCGGCCACTACTACCGGTCGATTATCCTGCCGCCCTCCCCTACCCCGCAGGACGAAGTCGCTTATAAGACGCTGATTTTACAAGCCGTCGAGGCCGGCATGATCTCCCGGGTGACGGCTTACGAGGAATGGGGTATTGTCGATCCCGAAGACGAACTGGACCTGCTGGCGAGCGAGCGCGAGGATCCGCGGCTGCACCCGGAGGTCCTCCAGCAAGCCCTTGGCGCCCTTAATTCCGCCCCCGGCGCTGCCCAGCCGCAGCCCGGACTTCCCGCCCCTGCCCCGGCTGCCCCTCCAGGCTACCCGGTAGGAGGATAATCCTATGTTAGGTTCGCTCTGGAATGCCGTCCGATCGGTCGCCTCCAGCGTTTATCATACTGTCGCGCCCAAGCCCAAGCCGGTCACTATCAAACCGGCAAGCAATCCCTTAAAAGTCGCTACCGGTCCGACGCCGATTTTCCCCAGCGGTTCGGTCCAAGGCCCTGCCCCGGCCAGGTCGCCGGCTGCTTCGGTCGCCCCGACGACTTATTCGCCGCTAGGCTCGACGCCGGCTCAGCGGGTCCTGCTGCCGAACGGCCAGGTCGCGCCTTATGACGCCACCGCTGCTCAAGCCGCCGCTACGGCCGAGTACCTGGCTAACCAGCGCAAGTTCCAGGCCGCCCAGCAATCGATCACGGCCCGGCTTAAATCCAACCTGGCCCAGTGGACCCACGACGCCGGCTATGTCGCCGGCACCCCGGGCCGCTATATCGGTAGCTTCGTCGCCAAGCGGCGCGAGGCTACTTGGCTGACCAACTACACCAAGAACGCCAACAAGACGATCGAGGGCGAGGTCAATAGCTGGAACAAGAAGATCGGCCAGGCCGGCAAGGATCTAGCCGCCGGCAAGATTACGCCGGACCAGTACAACGCCACCGTCAATACCGCCAAGACCCGGGTGTCGGCTTTGGCTGCCGTTTATAACCAGACGATCCAAAGTACCAGCGCCCAGATCAGCTCGCCGACCACCGGCCGGGCAGGGCGCTTATTATCCGGCGCCCTGGGCCTGACTAAGAAAGTCGGTTTAGACAAGGTCTGGCAGTACACCCTGGGATCCGGCACCGACCGGGTACCGTCGATCGTCACGGCCCCGACCCGGGCGCTTAACTTCGCTCGTAACCTAGGCTGGAACTTCGGCTTTCCCGGCGAGGGCGGACGCTTCGGACCGCCGCCCAGCACGATTTATAAAGAGGGCGGGGTACAGGGAAAACTTAAACCCGGCCTACTCAACGCTTGGAAAGCGACTTATCAGCAGCGGCCGTTCAACCTAAAGCCCAGCAATAGTCCCAACGCCTGGCTGCGCGGCGTCAATACCGCCCTGGATCTGGGACTCGATCCGGCCAACTACGTCACGGCCGGCCTTTGGAGTAAAGCCGGCTCTAAGATCGGCGACGCTTCCCGGCTGATCGGCCGCTTCGCCCGGCCCGGCGCCGACGCTTTCGCTTCTACCCGCTTAGGCGGTAAGGCCGTCGATCTCGGCAAGTGGCTGGCCGCCCCGAACTCCGGCACCGGTGGGCGCTATATCAATAAGCTGGTCAAGCAAGCCAGTAAGGACTACGCCAAGCTAAACGATAACGAGATCAACGCTTATCAGGACCTTATGAAAGCCGGCGGCAGCGTCAGCAAGGATCAGCTGGCGGTCTGGCGCAAGGCCGGCGTCGACGTGCCAAAGGTCCAGGCGTTCGCCGAGTCCCGCCGCGCCCTGTTCGACCGGCTTTATCAGGCGGAGTCCGCCCAGGGGATCAATTACGGCAAGCGCTACGGCTACTTCCCGACCCAGCGGCTGGTCAAAGAACAGGCTCAATTAGAAAAGAACGTCGCCGACAACGCCTGGACGCCCTTTTTCAAGCTGTCCAAAGAAGCCGATTTCCAGGGTCCCTTTACGAGGAAAGAACTAGCGTCCGGCGAAGCCCTCCGCCAGTGGGCCAGCCAGCGGGCGCTCGGCACCCTGCCTAAAAACCGGCTGCGTAAGATTATCAGCGCCCCGAACACCGCCTGGCGGACTTCCGTCTTGGGCCTCCGCCCGGCCTGGTATGCCTATAACATGGCCTGGAACATTCCGGCCAGCTTTCTAGCCGGCGGGCCAAAGACGGCTCGGGCCTATGCCCGGATCCTGCGGGCCGGCCGGACCGACGCCAAAGCTCTCGGCGAACGTTTTACTTTTAGGCCGCCCTCGCAGTTCGGCACTTTGCCGGAGGGCGTGACCGGCGGCTTGTTCGGCGGCAGCGTCGTCAAAGGCTTAAAGCGGCCCGGCTCATGGATCGAGGACTTTTCCCGCGTGGCTGCCGGCCAGGCCTTAAAGGACCAAGGCTTATCCGATAAGCAGATCGTCGACCGGGTCAACCGCTACTTATTCAATTACCGGGACCTGCGAAATATCGAACGGCCGATCCGGGCGGTCCTGCCGTTCTGGCAGTTCCAAAAGAATATTAACCGCCTGGCCTTAGAGCTGCCGTTCACTAACCCGAAAGCCGCCCGGGCGCTGCACTATCTTTACTCCACGACCGTCGAGCAGCCGCTGTCGCGCTTGCCGGCCGGCGGCTATACCTACCGCGATCCCCAGACCGGCGAGCAGGTCACCTATAACCCCCGCGAGGCTTATAAGAACTCCGGCCGGATCCGAATCCCGGGCCTTGGCTGGGTAACCACGCCCTGGCTGCCGATCCTGCCTTATCAGCTTAACCAGTTCGGCGTCAGCCCTTGGCTGGGACTGCTTAACGGCTACGTCCAGAACAAGGATTACTTCGGCAATCCGGTCAACGACAAGAGTTTTGGCGACAATTTCGCAAATCTGTTTCCGCAGTGGAAAGTCGGCGGCCTATTCGTCAAATCGCTCAACAAGCGGGCCGGGCAGCCGGGGACTTTCCAAACCTGGATCTCCGAGTCCGGCTATACCAAAGAGCGCCAGGGCTACGACCCGACCAAGCCTAACTACACTTCCCAGCTGGATCCGTCGGTCGCCTTTAAAAAGGTCTTTCGCAATTTCCTAGGCGGCGGCGTCCTGGGCGCGGCGGACTTCGACGAGCAGAAGTACCGCGAGAACATGAACTATTACCAGTTTTCCAAAGACTACTTCTCGCACGACTGGAACAAGGAGTTCCCGGACTATAACCAGCGGGTCCTGGCCCAGACGCTGCTGGCTAAACGCTATGGCTATAACTTGCAAAAGGATCTTTACGACGGCAAGTGGGCCAAGTACGACAGCCCGAACACCGCCAAGGCCAAGGCCGAAAAGGACGCTGCCCACAACTTGGAAAACGAAGTCTACAAGATCTATAACCAGCTGCCAGCCGGGACCGGCAAGAAAGGCGACTTTATCCGCTACTGGAAAGCCCTCATGGCCCAGTCCGATCTGCTGGACCGGCTGCCGGACTTCATGGTCTTTAAGAACGTCGGCATTTCCGGCAACGACCTGACCAGTAAATATCCAGCTTCGACCACCTGGGCTAAGCCCTCAACAAAATCAAGCCCTAAAAACTCGACCTCTTTTACGGCGTACGCCAACGGCGGCTCGGGCGGTACCAGTTCCAGCAATCCGTTCGGCTACACCGCCTCGCAGCGCAAGCTGATCGCCTGGGCTTATAAGAACCTAAACCCGGACGTCCGGCGGGCCTACCTTAAAAAGAAAGGTCTTTACCGCACCTTGACCCAGGCCCAGTGGGACGCTATCAACGCCGCCAACCCTAACGCCAAGGCTGCCAAGACCGGCCAGGACCTGACCAACTTCCCGCAGCTGGGCAACCTCTGGCTGGCCCGGACCCAGGACGTCGTTTCGAACTTTAACCCGATCAGCAAGCCGTCCTCCAAGGCCGTCGCGTTCCTGCCAACCCCCAAGCGAAAAACTCGTGCCAACAACCGGGCTTTGACTTGGCGGGTAACGGCGTAGTATTCTGCTAATGTAACTTAAAAAGAGAGGGTCTTATGGCAGAAACGCCAAACCCGGGGCCTGATCCCGCTGCTTCCCCGGATCCGACTGGTGCAACCCCACCGGCACCGGATCCAAAAGGGGCAGGGAACGGCAACCCCGATAATGCGCCCGGCGGCACACAGCCGGAACCTCCTGCTGGCTACAAGCTAGTCAAGGAGGAGGATCTTAACAACCTTATCAGCCAGCGTGACAAGAACTTCGACAAGTCACGGCAAGCTGGAGATCAGAACGACGACCTTGTCGCCACCGTCGCAGATCTGCAAAAGCAGAACTTCGTCGGCCGTTGGCTTAAGGACAACGGCGATAAATACAAGGACGTGACCGAAGAAGATCTCATGGCAGCCGATACACCAGACGACGTCGAGGCAATCGCGAAGCGCGTCCAGGGCAGAGTGGATAAGATAAGGCAGGACGCCCTTGCGTCGGTCCAGAAAGTAGACGGTCCCGAACTGTCGCCGGAGGATCGCGCCGCCCAACTTAAAGACGCGGAGAAGACTAAGAACTTCGATAAGTTCTTGGACCTATCCATGCCTAAAGGCTGGGGACCCAGGAAATCCTGATCTGCGGTTCGCCTTTTACTAACTAAACGGAACCTAGAGAAAAAACTATGGCCTTTATATCAGGCAATAGGACGTCTTTTTCGGACACCGACGGTCACATACTCGACCTGTCGCAGGGACTTAAATACTTAAGCCCCCGCAACGACGGCGTGGAACTTCTGCGCCGGATTGGTATGAACGGCTTTACCGCCAAGTCTACCAAGCACGAGTGGAGGGAAGTCAGCTTAGCTGCTCGCAGCGAAACTGTTACCCTAGCCGACGGATCCGGGACGACTCTGACCGTAGCTGACGCGTATATTTACCAGGTCAACGACTTGGTAAAAGTCGAAAGCGAAATCATGCGGGTAACCGCTATCGCTTCCGCCACTACGCTGACTGTTACCCGGGCTTACGCCGGTACTACCGGTGCTGCCCACTCCAGCAAGACTCTCGTAATCTTGGGATCAGCTGATCCTGAGAACTCGGCGGCCCCCGCTGGTCAGTCAGACGACCAACAGGCTCTATACAACTATGTCCAGACGTTCACCCGCGCTGTCGACTTATCAGCAGATGAGATCGCCGTCGCGAACGTCGAGGGCAACGCGCTTACGGGTAACCTAAAGCGTCGTTATATAGAGTGGATGCGGTTGTTCAGCGCGGCCTTTTTCTACGGTGTCAGGTACCAGGACTCCACTAACAAAATCAATGTTATGGGTGGACTGGCGCAGTTCATAACTACGAACCCGACCAACGTTGGCGGTGCTTTGAGCATTACCAATATCGACGCGGAAGTACTCCAGATAGTACAAGCCGGCGGCGATCCAAAAGTTCTAGTTATGTCCCCGACGCAAAAGCAGAAGCTGGACGCGTTGGACAGCAACAAGATCTACACCGGCAAGCGTGAACTCGCTACCGGCGGTAATCCTGTTGTCAGCACCTGGCAGTCAGGCGTTCTCGATCACACCATGGACGTGTTGGTCGACTTCACCTTGAAAACCGACGAAGTCTGGATCCTGGACACCGACCTTATTGCGGTCGGTCCGTTGAGCAACAACGGCGTTAACGGCAACGTTCACGTCGAGGACGCTACAACCCCAGGCCAAGACGGCGAGAAAAAGGTTATCCGGGGTAAATACACCCTGGAAGTCAAGCAGGAAAAAGGACATTCCTACCTATACGGCTTAACTTAAACCTATGCCGGGTAACGGTATCGGCCCCGCGCTGCGGCCTGACTGGGGAAATAGCAAGTAATTGACTATCGGGACCAGACAGCGCACAATAATCTGTATTAACAGGAGATTAAAACCATGGCAGAAGCCAAGAAGTCAGAAGCAGCTAAACCAGCCGCGCCAGCCAAGAAGTCAGAAGCCAAGACGCACTTTTATAAGAGTCGTTTGGCCGGCCTGAGCGTCGTCGTCGACAACGACCGCGATAACCAGGACCCGACCACCGCGCTCGAACAAGTCCGTTTCGTCCCCTACGAGGAAAAGTTCCAGGGTGACATAGTCCGCACCGGCTATCTGAAAACTAGCGACCCCCGGGCCGTTAAGATCCTGGCGACCGACTCCAACGTCGAGGAAATATCCGAAGACGAGTTCAAGCAAGCGACTGACACCGAACGCGATAAGAACCCAGCTAAGCGCGTAGCCTACTAGGAGTCTTAAATGGCCCTAGACGCTGCTACTGCCCGATCCCGGGTCAAGGACTTGCTGGATATATCCGACACCAGCTTAGACAGCGATATTGATAATTACGTTACCGACGCTGTCAATATGCTATATCCGATTGCCATGGCGGAAGTCGCCCCGGACACGACCAAGACTTTCGCTTCCGGCGGCCGCGACGTCACCCTGCCCTCCGGCGTCGATCAGGTCCGCCGGCTGGAACTCTACGACGACGATCTCTCCGATTATTATCCGACCGACGATTATATCGTCCACGCCGGCTCGATCTGGCTGGACCAGGCTACCAGCAGTTCTACCCAGGCTAGGATCTGGGGCTGGGCCAGGCACACGATCGGCACCGTGCCGGCCGAACTTTACGACGTCGTCTTTTACTGGGCGGCTTCCCTTTTCTACTCCGCCCTGGCCGGCAACAAGCGCAAGTACAACATCTATATCGGAAGCGCCGGCTCGGCGGCTGACCGCGATATTAAAGACTCCGCCGATTATTACATGAACCATGCCAACCAGATCCTCGCCGATCGGGCTAAGCTGGCAGGGAGTTAACCATGGCCGCGGTCGGCGTCGGCACTAAATATCACTGCGCTATAAACGGCCAGGGATATATCGTTGGCGAGCGCGGCTACTCCAGAAAAGACGCGCCGGTATTCACGCCCCGCTTCGGCACCGGCGAGCAGGGCATTAACGACCTGGACGTCTTTAAGATCTTTTCCCAGGACGACTTCTCAGGCGGTATGTTCCAGCGGCACTTTGACGACATTACCAAGACCGCCCGGGTCGACGGCATGCTGCTAAACCCTTACGACAAGCTGCTTTATAACGCGCCGCCCCATTCCCAAACCTCGCCGATCTCCGGCTGGCGCGGCACGGTCAACGCCCACACCGTTTATAAAGGCGTCCTTTATTTCGCGGCCAACGGTGCCGGCAGCCACACCGGCACGGTTTATCGTTATAACCCCTCGACCAAAGACTACACCTCGATTAAGACCGACTTCGCCACGGCTGTATCGGCTATGGCGGTCGTCAACGACAAGCTGTTCGTAGCTACAACTGGCGGCCTGTACTGGGGCTGGGACGGCACCACCTGGACCAGCCAGGGCAGCTTCGGCGTTATCCTGATCCAGCCTTTTAACGGCAAGATGTACTGTAACGGCAACGGCAGCACCGATAAGGGCCGGCTGTTTTCTCACGACGGAACGCCCGGGACCGGCGTAGCCGGCGCCCTCTATCCAGTCGGCGACGTCAACGTGGCCTTTAACTCCATGGCCGTTTTCAACTCCCGGCTGTATATCGGCAAGCCCGACGGCCTATTCGCTTACGACGGCACCCGCGTCGTCAATATCCTGGACTACCAGCAGAACTACGACGCCCGCAATTTCCAGTTCATGGCTACCCACGAGGGCTTCTTATATTACACGATCAAGGACAAGGTCTATCGCTTTAACGGCGCCACGGTCGAGCAGGTCCGGGACTTCGCCCAGTACGAAACGATCGTCGACGTCCAGAGTGCCGGCGGCCGACTGTGGGTCACGACCCAGGTAGCCAACGTCTACGTCAACGACAAGATCACGGCTAATACCGGCTACCTTTATTACTTCGACGGCGTCGGCTGGTGGAACTACGGCGCCCTGACGCTGACCGACGGCGGCACCGGGACCTACAACGCCCTAGGGATCTCTTATATATCAGACGGCACTTACCGGCACCTGCTTTACGGCCTGGTCCACGGCAACGCCGCGGCGCCCGACAACTCGCACTATGTCTATAACCTGGCCGAGGAATATGTCGCCAGCGCCAGTTCCAGCGGGACCGACGGCTATGTCATAACCTCCGAGTTCGACGCTGGCTTCCCGGACGTCGATAAATACTACGACGGCATACAGATCAACTTCGAAAACCTGACGGCTGCCAGCGACTTTATTACCGTTGAGATCCGGACCTACGACGGCAAGACCTGGGGATCCTATCAGACGCTCGGCACCCTGGATAAGAACTACACGTCCAACTACCTAAAACGGTCCGACACTTCCCTGTCCGGCACGTTCCGCAAGATCCAGATCTCGATTCACGTCTACAAGTTCGCCGCCAACTCCTCTGCTCTGCTGGCTCTGCGCTCGTTCGCCCTTAAGTATTACTTGAACCCGGTCCAGACCTGGCAGTGGCAGCTTAAGCTATTGTGTTACGGCACCGGCGACGTACCGTTGCAGCTGGCTGACAACACCGCCGAGACGACTATGCCGGCGACGCTGCGCGATAACATCTACACGGCCCGCCAGTCCGCCTCGCCGATCGCGTTCGAGGACATAGACTTTAACCTGCTTAACGGCGCGATCAATAACTCGGTCACTACGATAACCGTCGACTCGACCAAAGGCTTTAGATCCTCCGGTTATATCAAGATCGACGACGAGATCATAAAGTATACCGGCAAGACCACCACGACCTTTACCGGCTGCACTCGGGCGGCGCTGTCGACTTCGGCTGCCAGCCATTCCGACAACACGGTTGTTAACGCCTACTTTAGAGTAGTCATTAAATCTATCGACCAGGAAAGCGTGATCGCCCCGAACCAGGAAACGACAGGGCAGGAGAGTGAGATAACCCTGGTCCTAGGGGAGGTCCCATTCAGTGCCTAAGATTATCGTCAAGCCGGTAACTAACCCGGTCCAGCTACGGCAACGCGCCCAGAAGTCTTATACTGTCCGGCGGACCGGGGCCTGGGTAGATCCTTTTCCCAGTGTCCCCGGGACCCAGATCGAGAAAATGGTCTACGCCGCTTTAATGTTCCGCGGGATCCAGTTCCAGTTCCAGGAGTGGCTGCAGGTCGATATTGCCGGCCTGGCTTCGAACTCCTGGTACCGGCCGGACTTTATGATCCCCAGCATTAAAACCATAATCCAGGTGCAGGGAACTTACTGGCATAGCCAGCCGGACCGGATCCAGCAGGACAGCTTTGAGGCTGCCTTATTCGAACTGGCTGGCTGGACCGTGCTGTTCTGGTGGGACTACGAGATCTTCGACCACCTGGATAATCTGATCGCCGGCTCGATCGTCAACTCGGCCGCCCGGGGGACGCCGCTGCCGCACCAGGCCCGCTGGTACAACGACTTAGCCGGCCTCCGCAAAAAGAACGCCGAACGCTACCAGGCCTATAAGCATAAGCCGACCAAGCAGAAGTTCCGTCACAAGATCAAGCGGCCGAAAAAAGTCTACGGCCGGACCCGGGGGCTATTCTAATGCCGCCGCCAGTCGCTAAGCAGCTGCAGCCGCACGAGTATATCGTCAACGACCCGGTCGACGACGGCGGTTTGAAAGCCGGGCAGCCGATCGGCTTTACCGGCCAGCTGATAATCTGGCCCACCAAAACTGCACCGGCCGGCTGGCTGCTCTGCCAGGGCCAGGCGATCAGCCGGACCACCTACTCCGACCTATTCGCCCTGCTGGTCCCGAAGATCGGCGACTTTACTATTACGATCGCCAGCCCGGGAGTGGTCACTTTAACCGCCCACGGCCTAGAAGACGGCGACGCGGTTTACCTGCGGACCACCGGCGCCTTGCCCACCGGCTTATCAGCCAACACCATTTACTACGTTACCGGCTCGACGACCAACACCCTTAAGCTGTCAGCCACCCGTGGCGGCTCGGCAATCAATACGTCCGGCAGCCAATCCGGCAGCCATTCCTTATATTCCTGCCCCTGGGGCCTCGGCGACGGCAGCACCACCTTTAACATTCCCGATATGCGGGCCAATACGCCAGCCGGCTATAAGTCCGGGGACACTAACTTTGGCAACGTTGGCAAAACTCTTGGCGAGGCGGCTCATACACTCACCACCAGTGAAATGCCTGCCCACACTCACACTATTTGGAACTTTGTCGGCGGACCTCCAGGATCCGGCTGGAACTGGGCTGGGTCGGGTTCCACCCTGGCCTCTAACTCTGGCTCGGCAGGCGGCGGTGGTTCTCACAATAACATTCAGCCCTCCGCCGTAGTAAACTTTATAATAAAACATTAACAGTTATGGTGTATTTTTACTCACAACTATCAACTAACCTAAGTGGTAAAATTAACCTTACTATGGCATTATCCTTATGGCTTTTAGGTCTTATTGTCGGTATATTTTTAGGTATAGAGATAGAACGCTATGCCAGAAAAACAAATCACCGACACCACACCGGCTTCCGAGGCTAATCGGGTAGCCCTTTACGCGTTAATCCGCTTTTCCCTTTCGATCGGCGCTTTAGTGGTCCTGGCGATCACGGACTTAAACAACGACCGGGACTCGATACCGACCCTGGTCTACCTGATAATAGGTGCGCTCAACGGCGTGGACGTCTATAATCTAATTACAAAGGTAAAGATTAAATGACGCTACCCCAGTTCCACGCTACCTATAACCAGACGTACGTCGACTTTGACGGCGAGTTCGGGAACCAGTGCTGGGACCTGGCGGCTGCTTATGCCCTCCAAGTGATCGGCTGCCCTGGCCTCCCGACCGGTCCTAACCTGGCGGCCCGGGAGTGCTATCAGGTCTTCGCCGATCCCCTGCCTCATTATTTCGATAAGATCCCCCCTGTCGCCCCGCCCCTGCCTGGCGACATAGTCGTCTGGGGTTCAGCGATCGGGCCGGACGGTCATATCGCTATCTGCCTATTTAATAGTCCCGGCGGCTTTACCAGCTTCGACCAGAACTGGCCGATTGGTTCACTTGCTCACGACGTAGCCCACAATTATAATGGCGTAATAGGCTACTTACGCCCGAAAGGATCGATCGTTATGTTTGACCAGCAAGATTATCAAGCAATCGCACCTATGTTTACCAGCTTTGGCGTCAAACCGCCGCCAGCCGGGATCTGCGTCGGCTTTCCGACTTCCGCCGCGCTTGGCGCTTTGTTCGCCACGCCGGAATGGTCGATAGTTAAATCCCGGGCGCTTATGAATAAAGACTCTCTGACCCGGCTGCACCGGCTGGCTATGGGCGCCGAACCCGGACCGGCCTACCTGCAAGCCTTTGACGGACAGGTCCTGGATCCGGCCATGAAACAGCTGGAGGGTGACCCTAATCGGCTTAACGCTAAATCGGCGCCTGGATCTACGGTCCTGGCGCCCGGGAACTACGTCGTAAAATGAATGTCTATAAATACGTTGAGAAAACCGCCGGCGACTGGCAGCCTATGACCGAGTCCCAGTACCGCAAGTTCGCCGCCAGCAAAGCCCGCAAGCAGCAGGGCTGGTCCGAGCGCGATCCGGAGAGTCACGATAAAGCAACTAAACGAAAGGGCAAGAAATGATTAAGTTCGACGCACCGCTTGGCGTACCGCAAGGATCGATCCGGGCCGTCCTGGCCTTGGTCGTTATCTGCACAGCCTCAGCCACGATATTTATCGGCACCGTCAGCGAGTCCAGCCAGACCTTTATCTTTGGCTTAGCCGGCGTGGCGTTCGGCTATTATTTCGGCAGCCGCGGATCGGAAACGGCCCAGACTCCGTCGAGCGGCGAGCCGCTGCCGACCGTCGGAACTTCGCCGGCCGAACCCGAGGAAGACCTCACTCCAGACATAGTACCGGGCTAGTAACCACTACTCCCCTGCCCTGCATGATAAGTCCCCTGTTTTTTATTTTTAAGGGGTTAATCATTTTTATTTTCCGGGGGACCGGGGCAGGGAAGCGAACAAAATGCGAACTTACTTACAGCCTACTTTTTGTGTTCAGCCTACTATAAAGGGCAGAAAGGAGGCGTCTATGGATCCCAACGAAAACCAGCCGGACGAGAACCCTGACCAAACAAAAAAGCCGCATAACTAGCCAGCCTCTCTTGAGTTCCGTTTAGGCGGCGTCCGGTGCGTCGGGCTGCTCATTTCTTAGTCCCCGGACGTCGCAGTTATCATCAGCCAGGAACTCGCCCTCAACGTGATCTATATCACTAATTACTATATAGCCGTCTTCCATTAACTTGCGCCGCAAAAGCTCAGCGAATGCGTGGACCGCCGTGGCCCGGTTAAACTCGATCACCAGGTCCAGTTCGTTTATGCCGCGGGCCAGCTGCCCGGCGTCGCCTTGGTAGATCCTAAAGGCGATCCGGTCGATCAAGTGGTCCGAAGCCGCATAGCGCCGCAGCCGGTACTCGGCTATGTTTGTTATCCCGGTGGCCTCCGGGTGTGGAGTTTCCATACCACCGATTATAATCCTTAAGCTATAAATCTACGCCAAACTTTACGCGCCGATCGGCCGATTTGAACAATTTATGGACCGGCTGCTCGACGACGCCGGCGATC